GTAAATTCTACAGTGTTTTCTAAGATTGATATGCGAGATTGCAGCTTCACAATAGCCATCATATGGGACGCCATAGATCCTACGTCCTCGTGTATTTGGTCAATTTCTGCATATAGAGAACTATCCTCATCTTCCATATCCTCGTAAATTTCTACAAGAATGTCTGTTATCTCTTCGATGTTATCACTATTTTGCTCTACATCTCGAATAAGATTAGTCCTATCAGCAGCGCTGTTAGACGCCGTGAGCACCGCAATGTCTTCCGTGAGTGCTTCAATGGTGGCAGCCTGTTGGCTCACCCACCACACGCCTCCGGCAAGCTGCATGGCTAATACACCCACAAGGGCTATAGGCAGACGCATATTTTCCATTATTTCACCTCAAAAATTCTATCTAATTTTGCTTCAAGTTTATCTAATCTATCAATAACTCTTCCGACATCTATTTCCTGTCTGTGTAAACTAACATATTCACGGGCAAGCTCTTCGCGTGTTCGGTTCAATAAAATAGTAACTCTGCGTAGCTCCCCGTGTTGATAGCGTATCCACCAAACTCCAAGGGCCATTGTAGAGCCTAAAACCATGTCAACTATATTTATTTCCATAAAGGCTCCGTTTTCTCCTTCTTAACATATTTTAAAAATAATTAAAATAAATGCTTTATAGGGGTTGATATTTGTAGGTGTTAACATTAAGTTAACAATATAAACATTAAAGGAGATAAAAATGAAAACTTTAACACTTTATACTGGCTACGGTGATCAAGAAAATACTTTTGGTGTAAGAGTGAAAGCACCTATTGTTAAAACTGCAAGAAACGCTGACGGAGAAATGATTACTTTTGACCTAAGTGTAAAAAACGTATCTTTGTATCAAGGATATGAAACCAAAGATGACGGAATATTTTGGGGTCTGGCTTCAGGTGCTACAGTTAAATCTTCTTACTCACAAGCTGATAAGGATGAGCAAAAAAGATTAAGGGAAGATGCTCCTGTTGAAGATAACGATATTGTAATGATTGAAGGTAATCAATATCGCGCAAACGTTTTAGGTGATTATTCAAACTGTGTTAGGTTTGAAAAAGTATAATTAACGGGGGCTTCGGCCCCCAGCCTTGCAAGGGTTGTGAAACTAATAACTAGGTGTTAACAAGTTGCTGACAAATACGGAGATAAATATGCAAGTAGAACTTACTAAAGATGGCGGCAAGTGGAACAAGCGCAAGAAAAAGCAGATTGGCCCTCGCATGGAGGAAGAGCTTGTTGACCATATCAAAGAGGAAGCAGCTAGAGTTGGCGTGTCAGAAAATGAGTACGTCAAGATGCTAGTTGTCAAAGACGCTAAAGCTAAAGGGAAGAGCTTACAGTATGATTATTGGCATTGATTGCGGCTACAGGACGGGAGGCGTTGCCCTCTTATCACCCAGCGAAAACTGGGCTGAGGTCCACGACTTACCCGTGTACGACGAGGGCGGCGTGGACGTAGCTGCATTAATGGACCTGATTACCAGCGGAGACAAAGTCGATCACATTTACGTGGAGCGTCAGCACGCCATGCCTAAGCAGGGCGTCGTGTCCACATTTAAAATCGGTTTTGCATTCGGACAGATAACAAGCACTTGTGCACTATCTAGATCGCCTTACACAATTGTAAGCGCCAACACTTGGAAACGAGCCTTAGGCTTGGCAAAAGATAAAGACGCGAGTAGACGTCTAGCACAGCAGTGGTATCCTGACCTAACGTCAGAGTTAAAAAGAAAAAAAGATGAACACAGAGCCGAGGCTCTACTCATTGGAAATTATGGGAGCAAACAGCATGAGTATAAAACTAAACCTCGACAATGAGGAATATCACCTATCGCCAGCATTAAGCGCGTCAGGTGCAAAAATTATAGCTCAGAAATCTTTAGCGCATTACAAGTACGGCGAATTTAAAAGCTCAGCAGCTTTTGACTTGGGTACAGCTACTCACACGCTCTGCTTAGAGCCTCACAGATCTAACACTGTCTGGTGTGGCCCAGAGACTAGGCGTGGCAAGGCGTGGACAGAGCGTAAGGAGGAGGCCGAAGCTGCCGGCGCCATATTACTGACAGAGGCAGAGTATAAAATTGCACACGACATGGCTAAGGCTGTGTGGGCAAACGAGGAAGCTGCAAAACTTTTAACCGGAGACATATTAATAGAGCCCAGCGTATTTGTAAAAGATGACGTAAGAAATGCTGAATTAAGATGTAGGCCGGATGCGTGGCGCAAAGACATTGCCGCAATAATTGATTTAAAGACGACAGTGGACCCGTCGCCGTCAGGCTTCGCGTCGCAGGCTGGTAAGTTAGGCTATCACATACAGGACCAATTTTATCGTATGTGTATGGCACTTGAAGGCCACGAAATAGACAGGTTCGTGTTTATTGCTGTAGGAAAAGAGGCGCCTTACTGTGTAGGCGTCTACGAGCTCGACGAGAGGTCACTGCAAGAGGGCAGGGCAGCCGTTGAAGTTGCGTTAGACAAATTTGTCATGGCGCAAGAGAGTGGTGTATGGGGTTATGATTTTGGTGAGTTGCAAACTCTGCAAATACCTCCGTACACTTTTAAATTCACCAATGAGCAAACGTAGTCAAGGAGACACATATGCCAATTACTTTTCAAGACGAAAACAACACCTCTGATATGTCTTATGTCAGGGTTAATTTGCCACAAAACAAGTGGACCATGAGAACACCTTTAGGCGATATTGAGGATATTGATATGGCTAGAGGAATAGCCATAGACATTAAAAACGTCGTCTTTGGCTGGCTTCACATTGACGTAGGAGTGCGCGAATTTCTAGCGTGGCCTTCGCCTGCACAGCCATTAGTAAAGCCTGAGGGGAGCCCACATAAAAAGGGGTTCGAGGTAGATTGCTGGGCAAATGGGCGTGAAGCTCAATTTAGCAACAACAGTTATGGAGCTGGTCAGTTTATCGCCAAGCTTTATAATCAAGTTGAGAATGACCCAAATTTCGCAACAAAAATACCGGTGGTGCAAGTTACAACCAGTACGCCTGTTGTGATAGGTAAGGGGACTTCTTATGATGTAGGCTTCAACATTGCCCAGTGGATTGATCGTCCGGTGAGTAATGAGCAACCCGTCGCAATAGCCGCGACTACTTATGAGGCAACGCCTGCCGCGACTGCAACGCAACCTCCCAGTGTTCAACCGGCAGGGGACAGTAGCCAAGGTAAAGACTTCGGGTTCTAAGAAGACGCGCCCTGCCTGAGTGATTGGGCAGGGCGTTTGTAATTTGGGAGAAAAAAATGTCAGAAGTTTATTTTGAAAAAGTAAAAGAAAGTGCCGTCGGAGATGTTACTCTAACGTTAAAAGGTGGCCGTAATGAAACATTAAACAAGGCTGCATACTTGCTAGGCAGGCACGCGCACCTAGCGCCGTCTAACATTGACCTTGCAATTATGGAGCTGCACACGGCTGCAAAGTCAGTCGGCCTAACTGATCCAGAGATAAAAGCCACAATCGGATCAGGTTTTAAACGTGGCGGCGAAAATCCTAAAATTTTAGAAAACTCAGACACAATGCCTTATACAGTGTCAGAGTTCGACAGGTTAATCAGCCGGCTGGCTAACAAGGAAATGCTGGTACGGGATCAGGAAACACGCAAAGACAAAATTAAAAAGGCTAAGGAAGCGTGGGACAGGGCCGTGCCTATCAGTCGTGACAACAAGGACGCAATACGTCCGGCGCTGCTTTACCTTAACTCACGGGGTCTCAGAGCGTCTACAGCAACGAATGTAGCACGCTTTAGCCCTAACGTGTATGACGGTCCAGCAATCATATTTCCGGCGCTTAGTTCGGAGGGCGACGTGCAGGGCATACAGGCCGTGTTACTAACGCCGGAAGGTAAGAAGCGTATACACAATGGTATATCCAAATACAGCCGTGGCGTAATAGCTGGCAACGTAATGCGTATTGGCGACGAGCACGACGGAGGCGCAATCATAATAGTGGAAGGGCCAGAAGACGCATTGTCAGTACACCAAGCGACAAGTGGTAACGTCGAGGCGACTATCGTGTGCACATTTGGTAAGGCTGGAATGCAGTCTTACAACGTGCCTAGAGCCTCAGACGTGACGATATGTGCAGATCCTGACTTGGACGTAGACAAATGCGCTGACGTGCTCAGCGGCGACGGTAGCACGTCTGTGCACGTCGTCAGGTTTAATGAGCTAGGCGTCGAGAACGTCGTGGACGCAAACGACTACCTAAAGGAAGTGGGTGAGGACAAGTTACGTGAGGCGTTGGCGCTGGCAAAGCCGGTAGAGCAAGTGAAACAGGAAACTATTGAGGCAGAAAGACAATGGCCGACGCCGTATGATCCGATAGATCCGGCAAGTATACCGGCGCGTCGATGGATATACGGGCGTCACTACATACGTTCTAACGTGAGTGTACTGGCGTCGGCTGGAGGCATTGGTAAGACTTCGATGCAAACAGTTGAGGCGTTGGCCATTGCTACAGGCAAGGCGCTGCTGGAGGACATGGTGCACGAGCAATGTAACGTGTGGCTCATTAACCTCGAAGATCCTCTGGAGGAAATGCAGCGGCGTGTGGCTGCCGCCATGATGCATTACGAAGTTAAAGCTGACGACGTCAGGGGCCGGCTATTTCTGGACGCCGGACGCGATTTAAAAATTATATTTGCCAAGCAGTCACGCGACGGGCTCGACGTAGACGAGGAGCTCAGGGAATACATGGCCGACAAAATAGAGCAAAACAATATAGGCATGGTATTCGTTGACCCGTGGGTTGGCGCTAATCAAATTAACGAAAATGATAACGTGGCAATGAATGCGGCGATAGCCAGTGTCAGATCGATAGCGGATAGAACTGATTGCGCTTTTGTTTTGACGCA